CCCCTGATGCCGTTGAAGCCGCTACTAAATTTATTGAGGAGATTAACCCCTCTAAAATCCCCTGTTTAATTGATGTGGAAGACAATGATAACAGTGAAAATAAGTATTTAGTTTTCGCTCCTCTTGTTCTATCAAACATGGGTAAACACAAACAGTCTGCTAAAATGCTTAAATCAATAGAAGAGACCTTATGAAACTTGATACCAACGTAATAGGAATAGGTGGTAATGCCCGTTCTGGTAAAGACACGCTAGCAGAAAACTTGGTCGAGATACTAAAGGAACTTGGAATAAAATCACAAAAAGTTTCATTTGCTCACGCTCTTAAATCATCAGTAGATGATTTCTTATTGAGGGAGCTGGGAATATCAGCATTTACAGAAAACTCTGATGAGAAACAAATCATAAGACCTTTCTTGGTTTGCTGGGGAACAAACGTAATGAGGTCTCGTAATCCGAAAGTCTGGATAGAAAAACTGCACAGCTTCTTAAAAGAGGATGAGGTAAATATTATTTCAGATATGAGATTTGAAAACGAGCATGAGTGGATAAAAGAAGTGGGTGGTAGAACGATTCTAATCAAGAGGCCCGGAGTAAAACCAGCGAATATCTATGAGGAGCAAGAAAACCAAAAACTCTCTGGATTAGTTGATTTAAAATTTGGGATGGCAAACTTATCTGATCAAGAAATGATAAAAGGCTTGTCTTATGAGATATTAAACTCATTATTAACTGAGGAGGTTTTAGAAACATGGAAAGCGACCTGTCCCTCATAAGAAAAATACAATCCGAGGACAATCAGGCTTGTTTAGAGTCTCTGATTGAAAGGCACTCTGGTATTTATGTGTATGTGGTTGATCAATATACAAAGAATCCTAATTCTATTATTGACAGGGAGACAATCATGCAGGAGAAGGACACAGTTATCTATACAGCAGCTTTAAATTACAACCCAAAGTGCAAAAGTAAGTTTTCTACCTATCTGGCTAACGAGGCTAAATGGAAATGCTTAAACGCCATCAGCAAAGTAAAAAGAAGAAAAGAAACCAGCTTAGATGATATTTCTTCTGGAATCAGTGAAAATTCTAGCCTAGCTGTAAGTGATGACAGCTGCGAGAGGCTAATAAAACTAGAGTCTTTTAATGTATTTAAAGAAATGCTTGATTCAGAAAAAGACAAAAGAGTAAAAAAAATAATTGACATTAGATACAATACCACTAATAATAAGCTTGTGCCTTGGAGAGTAGTCGCTAAAAACATAGGAATGAGCATTCAAGGATGCATAAACATCCACAACAAGTTTATCAACAAAGTAAAAAAACAACTAAATAAAAAACATGTATAACACAATCGTAACCGCCTGTCACCTAGTGACCGATCCAGAACTTCGTGATGTCAGGGACAACAGCAAGGTGTGCAAAATCAGGGTTTGCATCTCCGAAGGAGACTCTAAAAACAAATGCTTCATTGATGCAGAGCTTTGGAATAGACAAGCAGAGATCGCTAATGAGTATCTCAAGAAAGGCCGTCAGATTTTATTGCAAGGAGAGCTTTGCCAGTCTTCTTGGGAGAAAGACGGTAAAAAATTTAACAAGTATTACATCAGAGGCAAAGAGTTTAAGTTTATCAGCTCTGGTGGAAACAAGGAAGGCTCTTCTGAGTCTGAGAGTCAACCAGCATCTACAGAGGACGTTCCATTTTAATCATGAAGCTACTACTAGATGCCCCAGTTAATGATTTAAGTTTCGGGAATGTAACCCTTAACTTAATCAAAGAATTTAAAAAGAAAAATGTCGAGTTAGGTATATTCCCAACTAGAGGCGTTGTTAATGTTTCCTCTTTTGATTTAGATCAAGAGATTCTTAGTTACATAGAGGATGGAATTAATAATAGATACTCTTTTCTGAAGCAGGATATACCAGCTCTTAAACTGTGGCATCTAGATGGAGCCGAAGAGAGAAAAGCTTCAAACCAATTTCTGTTTACATTTTACGAATGCAGTGAACCTACTGACATAGAGGTAGCTATTGCAAATTGTCAAAACAAAACCATCTTTAGCTCACAATACTCTAGAGATCTTTTTAGAGAAAAGGGCTGCAATAAATCAGAATCTGTGACTTTAGGATTTGATGATGATTTTAAAGTAATAGATGGGGCAGGTTTAGATGGCGTAGTCCATTTTGGATTGATGGGTAAGTTTGAAAGGAGAAAGCATACCGCTAAAATTATACAAACTTGGCTTAACAAATACGGGAACAATAATAAATATCAACTTACTTGTTGTGTGAATAATCCGTTTTTCAAAGACGATGGTATGCAAAAAGCAATAGAGCAAACCTTACAAGGGCATAGATTTACAAATATTAATTTCTTGCCTAGACTACAAAAGAACTCAGAAGTAAACGAGCTTCTCAATTCGATTGATATCGACCTAACAGGTCTTAGCGGTGGGGAGGGTTGGAACTTACCAGCTTTCAATGCCACCTGCTTAGGAAAATGGAGTGTTGTCTTAAATGAGACATCTCATAAAGACTGGGCTACAGAAGAAAATAGTATACTAGTAGAGTCAAATGGCAAATTTGATTGTTATGATAATGCGTTCTTTAAGAAAGGTATCAACTTTAATCAAGGACAGTTCTATGATTGGTCTGTAGATGAAGCTGTTGCAGCCATGGAAAAAGCAGAATCTAAAGTGGGACAAATAAACTCAGAGGGACGAAAATTGGCAGAAGAAATGTCCTACTCCAAGACTGTTGATGATATTTTAGCTTATATACAAGAGTCTTAGCTAGGAACGGCAAATGCTAATATGAATTATGAAAAGAACACTATTTGAAGAATTATTTAATCAAAGGTCAGAGTATCATGCTCATGCATCAGTTAAAGATAATGGAGATGTTTATATCGCAACTCTAGAACTAGCTGGCTTTTCTAAAGATGATGTTAAAATTAGCGTTACAAATGACTTACTGACAGTAGAAGCGGAAAAAGCATCAAAGAAAAAACACTGCTCTTTAAGATTAAAGGATTTAGTCTCTACCGCTTCAATTACTTCTAAAATTAAAGACGGATTATTAGAGATCACTCTTCCCAAAAAGGAGGTGTCTGAGTCTATTAATATAGAAATTAATTAATTTATATGTATAATGGGTATGCCTTTTTATACATATAGGCGAGAATCAACAGGTGAAGAAAGAGATATTATTCAAAGCATGAATGATACTCATGAATACTTTGGAGATAATGGCGATGAAGATGATTGGAAGAGAGTTTTTCATGCACCCAATGCGTCAATTGATTCTCAAATAAACCCAAACAGCAAAAGACAGTTTATGGATTCTACATCAACCAAAAAAGGCACTCTTGGTGACCTCATGGATTATAGCAATGAAATGAGCGACAAAAGAGCAGACTTAAATGGAGGAGTTGATCCTGTTAAGCAAAAGTATTTTGATGACTATTCTAAAAAAAGAAATGGCGCAAAACACTTTGAAGAAATGAAATCTTACGAAAGCAAAAACGTAAAAGTAAAATACTAAAATGAGTATACTAACAAAACAAGAAAGCAGTCAGCCATCTCAAGCGCAGATGTCCGCTGATTTTATTAAAAACGGATCTTATTCCACCCATAGAACTATCATAAAGTTTTATTGTGATTGTATCAGGGAGGTTTGGGTCAACGACAACGCAACTCCTCAAGAAGTTTGTGACCAACTGGGATCTGACGCCAAAGAGGCTTTTGAGCTTCACTCAGCATTAGGTCAATTTTTGTCCACTCTTCCCGGATCTGATCTGACAGAAATCCAGTCTAACATTGGCACCTTCAGTCTTAATGAAGACGGAACAGTTGTAGCAACTCCAAACCCTGAGCC